CCTTCCATTAAAATAACCTTACGATTATTTAATATAACATCAACCTTTTCTTTTTGGCAATCGTATAACTTAAAAGGAATAAGACCCTTATCAAGTGATACAATTTTGCAATATGCTTCTATAAAGTAAACAGGATCCTGCATACAACGCATAAGCTCTCTTACTTGCTCTTGGGTGTATGATTCTACAATTCCAATTGGTTTAAGATTGGGATTGCCGTTATATGATACTGCTTTACTGCTCAATTGTATTACCGTCGTTATTATTTTTTAGCATCTTCATTAGTTCTGCGGTAGATCCAGCAAAAACTACATTGTTATTAGTAACACTTCTAGGCCCTTCGGTTTTTCCGGGTTGCAAATCTTTGGCCTTTTTCTGTAACTCTAGTAAATCTTTTGCAACATCAGATACCGTTTTAATTAACTGGCCGGCAACTTCATATGTTCTTGGATGCTCAGAACTCTTTGCAAGCTCTATCATCTGGTCCAATGTATCCCCGCTTTTATGAATTAGCCCGCGCAAAGTATTTCGTGCAAGCTGATAATCTTCATCTTGATCTAAATCTCTTTGTGTGGAATCATTTACAATTGCCGGCAAATCTTGTGTTTTTTCCGCTTCCGTTAACGGCAAATCAAATAATTTATCAAGTTCAGGAATATTTTTCATTAAAAGTTTTCAAAGGTATCAGTAAACCCAATATCGTCACCAGGTTTTGCAGATAATGGCGACGGCTCAACTGTAACTTTAGTTAGTTGTTGAGTTAATTCAGTATTATTAAAAGTTGTTGCAACTACTTTTCTAATAATTCCTTGTTTGTTAACAGGGCCATAAAAATTAAGTTTCATTGTAAAATTTAAAGTCCAAACAATTGTTCTTTGTTGGTCGAATCCGCCTTCATATGTATCTTCAAAACTAACATTATCTAATAGTATAGGTAGATCGTTTTTAATTCCTAACTGAGGAATTGATTTAACCGTTAAGTTATAATCCGGATTAAAATATGGTAAAATTTGTTCAACTATCTGTAACCCGTCATCTTGATTTTTTACATAAACAAAAAGAGATATATCAATGTTATATGGAGTAGGCGCATACTGCGCATCCAAGGTTGACGTCGAAGTATTTACCGATCTATTTTGTTGTATTGGGCTAATTTTTCTGGCAAAATCATAACTTAAAGTTGTCATCTCAAACGACATTCTAGGCACAATGACCTGGACATTCATGTCATCAACATTTGGTCTTTGTTGAATTCTTGCCAATGCCTTTTGTTTTGATGCATAAGAAATAGGCACCTTTAATACCTGTATTATATTTCCATCGGCATCTCTACGTTCAATAGTAATACTATTAAACATATTACCAAAGGCAATAATAGCTTTTCGTATGGTTCCCCAATAAAATCTTTGATCTAACATTATCTAAATACCTCTCCAAAAGGATTCTTTTCGCTAAAATCTAATATGTCGGTAATATTAGTATCAAAATCCTCATTTCTAGCAGCTCCATCATCTGAGTGCAATGTAGAATACGATTCTTGAATTATTGGACTTTCCGTGTTGTATTCAAATAATAACTCACTACCATCTTCTTGAGTTATCTCAAAATTCTGTACGTCTTCATTAATGATATCTGGATAAGAATCAATTTCAGTAATTCCAGTTCTAATAACTTCGCTGGAGAATTGCATTAATTCGCAGAACAATTTGTATATGTATAACTTACCAACTTGATAGAAAGGCTGGCTTCCTTCAACCTTACGAATTTCAAAATATGAGTGTGTTAATGGGAAATATAATAAATCTCCCTCTGCTGGTCTAGGCAGAATAGTATTACCTGTATTTCCCGCAACTTGTGTCCAACGTTTTCTAGAAACTATGAATGTTGCATCTTGTACTGTTTGCACACCAAATTTAGATAAGAAATCTCCAGGGCCTTCAAACCCATTGCTGTTTTCCAAATACATCTCAATTGGGTATGCGTGTTCGTAATTGTTCAAAGGATCTTCGCCCAAAATACGGTCTTCGTTAAATGTTTTTCTAGGCAAATAATATAATTCAAATCCGTAAATCTTCAAGCATTCGATAACCAAATCCTCATAGAGATTTTGTTCCGATTGCCTGCCCATTGGTACGCCAGAATGAAAGTATGGATTAACGGTTGCCATTTTCTAATATTCTATTGACAATCTATTGACACGATGTTATTATCTTCTATGAGCCTAGGTGATAAGAATATTATCCAACAAACATATCTACAGGCAATTCAAATCTAGATTGTATTTCTGTTTCAATTTGTCTTATTTCTTCTACTGCTTCTTGATACACTATCTCACCATTAAGTGTTACACCTCCGGGAAGTTGTACGCCTGAGAACTTTTTCATGTTATCTCCCCATTGTCTTTTGATTAGGGCAGTTGCATACCTTTTAAGGAACATATCATTATATACATCCGTAAACACATCCGGATCTAATATTCTCCAGCATTCCACAATTACATATGTACCTGGAACCACGTCAGCTGCCCAATCCATATCAATGAATAATCTATTCATGTGACGGTTAAACCGTATTGGTTTTTGACCAACGAGCAATTGGTTAATTAATTCTAATTCCTGTCTTACTTCTGTATAATAGATCAAATCTGTAGACATTAATGAATACAAATCGTTAATTAAAATCTGATACTTAATATCAAAGATATTTGTACCCGTAGATTTATTCATAAACGGGAATACTCTTTCAACACCAACAACTGCATCCGATACTTCAATGTATTGATTTGAAATATTGTTTGCCGTTATTTGATGCTTAAGGTAAACTTTTTCTACAGCATCATAGTGATATTCTCTGTAGAATTGAAACGCATCATCTAAACGATCTTCAACTTGATCGTCATCTACGTTTATTTCAATTACAGGAGAACCAAGTCTACGTAGACAGTATTCTTTAAGACCTTGTCTGGATGTTACTGTTGCCATTACCGTGTTACTCCTGGATTTACTGTGATTATGCCTTCAACTATTCTCAATACTGTAGATCCTATATTTGCCTCAACATCATACACATATCTTACTGGAACAAGATTTGATGTCTGTGTAGCAGTTAATGATAAATTAATATTACCGGTAGTTGCGTTTGTGATATTTGCAGTTAATGAAACTGCATTTGCACTATAGTATGATCTACGCATTTGACTATTTATGTCATACCCAGCAAGGGATATCGGATTTTTGCTATTATCCAAATATTGAATATTAGCAGAAAAAGTTGCGCCTTGATCTATTACTAAATTTTTTGTTGCTGCCATTTTATTCAGGCTTTGTTGGCCAAGTTATATTAAACGGATCTGTCTGTATAGTAATGTCTCTCAATGCTTGACGGTATGTTGCCCAAGCTTCTTTCGTTGTGAGCGGAACATCTGGTAATTGAGTCCAATCTGTATTTTTTATTAATAATATTCGTTGCGCTCTTATATTTTGCCATTTTGCAGCAACTGATGCAACTAATTCTATTTCGGTTAATTCAACAGGAGTTTCTTGTACCCATTGTTTTGTAGTATAATCAAATTTTGTTAATACCGATGGATTTGTATTTTCTGGTTTTAACACTGGGGTATTAGTGTCAAAATTATGATAGTATAAATCTATTGAAGACGTTGCTGGATTTGCATTTAGATCTCCGTAGGGTTCGTGAAAAATATCTCCTACGTAAATTTTTGAGGGATCTTCAAAATTAATATTTTCTTCAGGGGCATTTAAAGTTTCAGTGTATCGCCCATGTTCATCAAATCTGTGATAAGTAATATTTGCCATTTTATTTTTTATTTAGTAACATTGTTAGTGAACCACTATAAATTGTATGATACATTAAAGGATATGCATACGCATTGGTTTGTCCTGATCTTCCAACTAATGTAATAGCATAATTCCAAACCTGAGATGGTACGGAATAATCTACAAGGCCAATAATTGGATCATTGAATTTTCCATTAGCAGCAGGATTTGGCAAGGCAATCATATCTAAAACAAATCTATACCAGCCAGGCCCGCCCGGAGTATTAATTGCTTGTGCTCCTAAACTTGTTTGTGCAACAATTAGTTTATCTCGTCTATATGAGTAAGCCGGCGTGTTTCCTAAAGCAGCAGATCCTCTACCTGATGCGTTTCCAACATCTAATACTTCTGTAGATATAGCTTGGAATGGTTGGTCAATAATAGTTATTTCATTTGCACCCCATGCTTGGCCTGCCTGCCCTGGCGCGCCACCAGGCACAGTTTCCCAATAAGTTTGCGGATTGCCTGATTGATTTGAGCCTCCAAATGCTGCTCTTATTCTAAAATATTGTAATTCTGTGCGAAGTGGATTATACCTAACTGCCTGCGGATCACTTAACCAACCTATATAATTATCGTAACCTTGAAACTGATCAAGTACATCTGTATATAAAGAAAGTATGCCAGTTATTGCCGTTTGATTTGGTATATATGTCCAACCAGTTGTTAACATATCAATTGAATATAAATTATAGGTACTTTGACCAAGAATTCCGCGGGCACCACCGCCTGCCAGTATTACTGGCGCAGATGTAGAAAGTTTTGTTGCAGCAACTACACCACTAATAGCATTATTTTTAATATTGACAGTATCAACTGCATTAATTGCATTTGCGGTTAATGACCCACTAAATGTACCATTTGCGCCGTAAATATTTCCGCTGAAAACTACATCCCCTTGTATCTTACCTGTAGTAATAACACCAATATTTGCGGACAATGCAGATAATGATCCAACATTAATTTTATCTGCAGTAATTGCTCCTGCTAAAATCTTGTTTGCAGTTACTGCATTCGTTGCAATTGCATCTGCGCCTATAGTGCCGTTAACTAACAACCCGCCATTAATATATGCAGCTATTGCAGACCACGCGGATCCTGTCCAAAATCTTGATTGAGAGAATGATCCTGGAGAACTTGAATTATATAAAGTAACTCTATCAAGTATTACTTTTGTCAATCCTACATTCGTTATTGCGGTTTCTGCATAAGTATCATTCCAAGAAGATAATCCTGCGACCCCATATATAAATTCTTTGTATCCTCTTTCTCCAGGCGCACCACTTGCCCCTGCTGCACCCGCTGGTCCAGTGGCACCTGTGGCGCCCGTTGATCCTGTGCCGCCAGTAACAAATGTCGTCCATGTTCCGCTTTTATAAACATAAGTATTGCCATCTGTTGAATTTTTATATACGTTATTTTCTTTTATTCCGCTGCTTGGCGCTGTTGCATATGTACCAATGAATACAACGGGATTTTGAGACAATGCAGAAACAACTGATACATCACTTGTGCCGTCAAAAAATGTTACTGCACTTGAAAGTTTTCCAGACCCAAACAATACTGTTCCGTCGTCGGCCTTTATTGTTAATCCTCTAGTATCAATTCTATCCGCAGTTATTGAACTTGCTGCTATTTGTGCTGCGGTAATAGTATTTGCTTTAATTTGTGCAGCTGTAATACTATTAGTTAATATTGCATTTGCAAATAATGTATTTGCAGTAATTACCATACCGGAAACAGAATTCGCTCTAATTTGATCGCCAGTAATAGAATTGCCAACAATTGCATTACCAAATATTGTGTTACCAATTAATACCATACCGGAAACAGAATTCGCTCTAATTTGATCGCCAGTAATAGAATTACCAACAATAGCATTTCCAAATATTGTATTGCCAATTAATACTATACCAGAAACAGAATTTGCCATAATTCTGTCACCTGTTAATGTATATGCCATAATTGCATTACCGTAAATAGTATTGCCTACAATACTCATACCGGTAATTGTATTTGCTCGAATCCTATCGCCGGTTAAGGTATACGCCATAATGGAGTTACCATAGATTGAATTTGCCGCAACCGATACTGCAGTAACTGCATTTGCTGCAATTTTATCTGCGGTAATTGCATACACTTGTATAGCAGCAGCATATACCGCATTTGCCGCAATTTCTGATGCCGTTACTGCTTGTGCAGCAATCTGATCTGCGGTAATAGTATTTGCAGCAATTTGAGTTGCTGTAATTGTTCCTGTAGCAATTTCTGAAGCAGTTATTACCCCGGCTGCAATCTTGCCTGCTATGATTGAGTTTGTTGCAATCATTCCGGAAGTAATTGTTCCCGCCGCAATTTCTGAGGCATTAATTGCACCGGCTGCAATCTTGCCGGCTATAATTGCTCCAGATGCAATTTTATCTGCAGTAATAATTCCGGCCTGAAGTGCCGCAGCATTAATTGTATTTGCTCCAACTGTAGGAGTACCGGAGCCTTGAATATAGCTATTATAACTATTCCAAGCACCACCTACATATATGTACAGATTACTATCTGCAGTATAAAGAATTGTTCGACCGTTAATTAAGTTTGTTGTTGGTTTTGGAGTAGTATTCCATATTTCAACTGTTGCAATTGAAGCTGCAGTTGGTGTAAATGCCGCCGCAGGTTTTACCCATGCGTTACCTTGCCAAATATATAAACCACCATCTGCCGCATTATATACTGCCTGGCCGTTTGCAGTTCCGTTTGCTGTTAATCCAGATACAATACCTACTTTAGCAACATTTGCTGCGTTTGCTGCAATTGTATTAAATACGTTTGTAAAATTTGCAAGGGTATTTACATTAACTTGAGCTAACGCATTATTTAATGCATTTAAATTTACTGGTTGTACATTTGCTAAAGCATTTCCTAATCTTGATAAATCAGTATATGTTAGATTTGCAAGTGCATTCCCTAAACCACTTAAATTTGTTGGTTGTACATTTGCAAGAGCATTATTTAACGCAGTTAAATCAACATAATTTAAATTCGCAAGAGCATTATTTAATGCACCTAAACTAACATAATTTAAATTTGCAAGAGCACTATTTAACGCACCTAAATCTACATTTGCATAAATGTTGCTATAGTAAATTACATTTCCGCCCGAAAAAGTATTATTATAATAAATTACATTTGCTCCGCCACCGCCATTTCCGGCATTGATTGTAATTGTAATAACTCTACCATTTGCATTTGCAGTAACTCCGGCTCCAACAAAATTTAAAATAGATACAGCATTTGTTAAATAAGTCCCATTTGCTTGTATTGAAATATTTGCAGATCCTGCAGTATTGCTACCTCCAATCAAGGCCAATTGATATACATTTGCAAAATTTTTATTAACCCGTGTAAAAGCACTTCGCAAAGATTCTCCCTGCCCGTCATTTGGGTAGGTACCTACATTTACATTACTTACGGTATACGTTGTTGCCATTTATTACTCTCTTATTTCAAAGAATTTTGATTTACCAATTGTTGTAAAAGATTCTTTATCTCCGACATTTCTGTTTTCATAGTATTTATCTCTTCAGAAATAGCCTGTATTTTGGCAGAACTGTCTTTTTTCTGCTTGTATTCTTTTATGCCTTGAATGTCGTTATTAATTAACGCGCCATTTCTTATGTTTTTAACAAACCTATTTTCGTTTTCTAATTGTACAAACATTTTAAATTACCGCAGTTGCAATTATACCTTTTATTTTAGGAATATATGTATCAACACTAGATGCATACATAACTACTTTTA